TATCTGCATATAACAAGTCAGACAGCACAGTAAAGCGAGAAAAGATATATCGCAGATTTATTTATCCTCCATTCATGAAACTTGCGGAAAATCTAATTAATAAGGTTAAACCTACCTATATAGATTCCACATTTACTGATTTACAAACAGATTTAGTTACATATCTGACAGAACGATTAAATAAGTTTAATCCAAATAATGGTAAAGCCTATTCTTATTATACTAGAACATCTTTTAATTATTTAATTGCTGAAAATCAAAAAGCATATAATAAACTTAAGGCAGATACTCTAGAATTAGATGTTGATGATCAACGAAATATTATGACTGAAATTCATAATATCGAGATGCGTGAAACATTAGAATATTTTATGAATGCTTATATCGAACATTGTTATGATAATTTAAATTACATATTCAATAATCCAGTTGATATACATGTAGCCGATTCAGTTTTACATATTTTTGAAACTAGAGAAAATATTGAAGATTTTAATAAAAAAGCATTGTATATTTTTATACGAGAACGAACTGGATTAAAAACTACTAATATTACTAAAGTTATTAAAACTTTAAAACAAATATACGATGAGAATTTCTTAATGTATGAACGTACAAACTTCGTAAAATTGCCTTTTTGATATTTATATTAAAGGATTTACGTTATGGACAAAAATGATGAACTATTTAAAGGTACTTCATTTGCGGATTTAATGTCAGATGTCTATCATAACTCAAAAAAGAAAGATAGGCAAATTAATCAACTAATCGCTCAGTTACAACCTTTAATTAAAAATGCATCAGATGCTACTATTATTGTACCTTTAATTAAAGAGTACTTAGATGTTGCTGTAAAAAATGATGATCATCTTGTTAAACTAACAGCAATCGTGCAACGATTTATTTCGACTAAACAAACAATTGCTGGAGCTGATGGATTATTATCCGATGAAGAAAAAGAACAATTACTCAAAATTGCAGAAAAAACTTTATCCGATGAATTAACTGATGAGTTAACTGATATTACTAATGAAGATACAGTTTTAAATCAAAAAATAACTGCAGTTAAAAACAAATTAGAAGAAAGAGATATGAATGTCTAATGTAGAGTTTCATATCGGAGAAGTAATTTCAAATCCAAATGTATCTACATATGAGTATGTGGATAGTAATAAATTTCAAATATCTGTAAAAACATATACTGATTTTTATAATCAACAAGAAATATTAGCAATTCCTTTAAATTCTAATATAAAAGATATACCGCGTGTCGGAGAACATGTATTATTAGTGCGCGGATTATCGGCAGAAAATAACTCAGAATCAGCATATCCACAGTGGTATTGGATTTCAAGTTTTGCTTTAAATTCAGATGTTAATAGCAATTTTTTGCAAGGAGTTTCTCAACCACAAAGTATACCATATATTCCAAAAACATCATTCGAAGAAAAAGAAGTATCATTTAAACAACCGTATGAGGGTGATATATTAATCGAAGGTCGATTTAGTAATACTATTAGATTAGGTAGTACTGTTATCGGAGGCGAATATGAAACGCGTCCACTATGGCGTGGTGCTATAAATGGCGATCCAATTATTGCAATTTCCAATGGTACTCCATATACAAAAGATTCATATGTTATTGAGAATGTTGAGGCAGATGCTTCATCTATATACTTAACAAGCACACAAAATATTCCAAATTTATTATTAGGCGTTGGTAATCAAAGAAATCCACTTACTAAATTTGGTCCTAGTGAATCACAGTTTTCTAGATCACAACTAATTGGTGTTGCTGATCGTATTATATTAAAAGCAAAAACAGATATTGCGGTTATTGATGCGCCAGTTGGTATCGTGTTAAATACCACCGGTGAAGTTAAAATTGGAAGTGATGATGCTACAGAATCTATGGTACATGGTGATGTATTAGTATCAATATTACAAAATATTATTTTACAACTGCAATCAGGAATCGTAGTCGGAGATACATATGCACCCACTGGCGGTTATGCTAATGGAGGATCATACGTCCAACGAGCCCAGCAATTATTGCAAGAATTACTAAGTTCTACATATTTTATTAAGAAAAATACATATTAAGGAAAGTTATGCCATCAATAGTACCACCATTAGATTTTATACCTAAATTACCAGCACGTGGCGCCGAATTTATAATTGATCAATTAAATCAACAATTAGATCAATTAACTGAAATTGCTTCGAATGTCATACAAGAATCAGTTAAATTACCAGGAAATATTCAATGTGATGATCCTCGTATAAAAAAACTAAAAGAACAATTAGCTCAAATACAAGAAATTATTCAGCAAGTACAAGCTGCTATACCAGTAATACAACAATCAATCAATGCAGTTAAACAAATTGTTAATATTGCACAAGGAATTAAAGCCACGATAGCTGCAGCACAACTTTCAAATCCAGCAACTGCTGGTTTATTTATTGCATTACAATTACAAGCAATACAAGATGCTACGATTGTTAATGCAATTGCGTCATTAAATCAATTTGCAACGTTGCCGACTCAATTATTAGGACGTTTACAAACTTTATTACCTCCATTAATTGCAGCAATTGCTAAAATTGGAGAAGCGTGTAACGGCGAAGCGCCGGCATTAGAAGTACCAGATGAATTAAAAAATGCCAATATCACGGATTATAATGATTTAGTTAACAGTGAATTCTATAACGAACTAAATGTATCAGATTCTGATTTAACAGACCGATCTGGCCAGATTGAACAACTTTTACAGCAACAACAAGATTTACTAACATCGTTACAAGAAGCACCTAGCAAAGTATATCAACAGGCTGGAATACCACCGGTAGATTTAGGTAAAACTGGCGATTATTATATTGATACAACTACAAATACAGTTTACGGACCAAAAGTATCTGCTACTAATTGGGGTAATCCCGTAAATTAATATTTACAATATTTATATAAAAAATATACCATGGATTCAAAAACATTGATAAAAGCGCTTAAAGTAGCCGTACGTGAAGTTATTAAAGAAGAATTAACAGAAATTCTTCGAGAAGGATTACAATCTACTATTACAGAAATGAAACAGCCGAAGCGAACAACAAATTTGCCAGGCCACCGAAATCCACCTCCGCCACCGAAGAAAAAATCTACGGTTCAATTCACAGAAAACAAATGGGCATCGATATTAAACGAAACAGATGCGTTAGTTGAACAGGCGCCTTTAGCAATGAATAGTTTTTCTGATTTAATGAATGAAGGCGTAGATGACTTATCATTCACTTCAGCAGATGCTCAAGGATTTGGTATGATGCGACAAAATATGCAACAGGCAATGGGATTGGCACCACAAACACCGACAGTTATGGAAGATCCAGAAACGGGTAAAACATATGAAGTAGCGCCTGAGGTTCAAAAGGCGTTAACAAGAGATTATTCGGCTTTAATGAAAGCAGTGAATAAGAAGAAAGGATTATAATTAAATGGCGTATCAAGTATTAAGTGTAAATCAATCTGATACGACTGAAAATCGTGCACTAGGTGTACAATTACCATTTAATGGTGCTTTTGGAATTTTTTCATCGACATATACTACCGTCGATCAAGCAATTAGTAATCTTAAAAATTTACTGTTAACAACTAAAGGTGAACGACCACTTCAGCCAAATTTTGGTACTAATTTAGTTAGATTACTATTTGAACCTAATACAAATGCAATTAAACAAAATATAAATGATGTTATAACACAGCCAGTTAATTTTTGGTTACCATATATTAATATAATAGAAATTGCTACTGTAACTGCTGAAGATGATGCAAATTTAGATCATAATATTTCTGTAAAAATTACGTTTCAAGTGCAAACAAATACTACAGATGAATCATTATCAACTATAACATTAAATGTAACAAATGATAACCAATTATTAATTGCTGATGGAAACTAAAAAAGATATATCATACTTAGGAAAGGATTTTAGTCAATTTCGACAAAATCTAATAGATTTTACGAAACAATACTTTCCACAAACATACACTGATTTTAACGAGTCATCTCCTGGAATGATATTTCTGGAATTAGCTGCATATGTTGGCGATGTATTATCATACTATGCTGATACAAATTTAAGAGAATCTTTTTTAGAACAAGCATCGGAACGAACAAATATATATGATATTGCAAAATCATTAGGTTATACGCCTAATAATGTTGTACCAGCATATGTTACATTAGATATATTTCAGTTAGTTCCAGCAACAGGTACTGGTGCAAATGTGCAACCTGATTATAATTATGCATTATCAATTAAACCGGGAATGCGTATACAACAGTCAAACGGACCATCTATATTCAGAACATTGGATAGCGTAGATTTTGGTTTTTCATCATCATTTGATACTACTGAAGTAACTATATATGAAAGTGATCCATCCACTAAATTACCAACATATTATCTTCTTAAAAAACAAGTACGAGCAGTGTCAGGTGATGTTCGAACAACATCTTACAATTTTACTACTCCAATACCATACGATAAAGTTGTATTACCAGATACGAATATTATAGAAATACTTTCTATGACCGAATCCGATGGCGATAATTGGTATCAAGTTCCATATTTAGCACAAGACACTATCTTCGAAGATGTACCAAATTTAGCAGAAACTGATCCGGATTTATATGTTTATAGATCATCATCTCCTAGCTTATTAAAACTTAGAAAAACTGCAAAACGATTTATTACCAGATTGCGAAGTGATAATCGTTTAGAAATACAATTTGGTTCTGGTGTTTCTGATAATAATGATGAAGAAGTAATACCAAATCCAGATAACGTCGGGAATGGATTAGCCGGCTTTAGGCGTGCCGTAGATGTCGATATAGATCCGTCTAATTTTTTATATACAAGAACATATGGCCAAGCACCGGCAAACACAACGTTAACAGTTATATATACAGTTGGTAACGGAATTGTTGATAACGTACCAGCAAATGTATTAACACAAATTAATTTTATCGAATATAATGATGATATTAATAGTAGTTTAAGCGCTGCATTAGTTAAT